AAGAAGAAATTAAAACTGAGATTTTAAAACAAGCTTCTGAAAACAGAAAAAAAATACAAGAAGAAGAAAAAATATCTGCATTAAGCTTAGATGACTTTGAAGCAATAGTCAATGCTATGGATATTTCTGAAAAAAGAAAGACAGAATTAGTAAAAGCTGAAACTAAAAAACGTAGAGATGCAGAAAAGAAAGCACATAAAGATAGGATAGAGGAAAATTTACAATCAGCTATTTTATCTGGGCAATCTGCGAAAGATGCCGCAATCTCAGTTGTAAAAGCAGAAATAGCAGAAGCACAAGCGGGTTTAATATCAAGTATTATGACTTCTGTTCCGTTTCCTGCAAATTTAATTGTTGCGGCGGGTGCAGGTGCTATGATAGGAAAATTAACAGATAAATTATTATCGTTTCAAACAGGTGGAAGTATTATTACAAGAGGTAGAACTACTTTACCAATAGGAAGCGGTGTAATAGCAGGGGATAATGCAAGCGGTATGGAAAGAGTAGATTTTACGCCTTTACCATCGCCAAACAATCCATCTGCAAGAACAATTAATATTAACATATCTGCACCATTGGTAGATGAAACAGTCGTTGAAACGATTATTCCTGCTATCAAAAGGGCAGAAAAATTAGGACTATAAGGAGAAAACAATGGAATTAGGTAAAGACACTAAACTTACTCTAAAGATTGAAACTCTTATATCAGTTGTTGTAAGCATAGCAATGGTTATAGGGGTTTATTTTACTTTATTGGGAGAAATAGCAGAAGCCAAAGAATTGCCTGTTGCGGAAGTTAGCCGTACCGAATATGACTTGAAAGACCAAATGGTGAGAGAAACTATTATGGAAACTCAAGATGATGTAGAGGAAATTAAAGGCGACGTCAAAAATATTGAACGAATATTACTTGAAAAATGAGGAATTATGATGAATATATATTATATAGCTATAAAATTATTTTTTATGTTTTCTTTATTATTCTCATATGCCTTTGGGCAACAGGTAAATTTGGATAGCTTTGAAGATATACAATTAATGACTAATGAGGAATGTGCGGTAGTTCAAGTTAATGCAAGTTGGAACTATAAACATAACGTAGCACTTGAAAAATTAGAAGATTGTTATGTAGCTTATCTTGATTTAGAGAATAAAACAATAGGTGCAGTAGTTCAAAAAGAGTGGAAAATTAAAGTAGTTCCTACGATACTTATTTTTAAAAAAGGCGTAGAAGTAAAAAGATTTGAAGCAGGTATCTCTATGAAATTTAGCGAAGAAGACATATTAAATAAAATTAGACGTGAGATAAACTAATGGTAAGAAAGTTTAGAAAAGTTAAAAAAAATAAAAAAGGCGTTCCGAAAGCTTATCTTAAAGGCTCTAAAAATAAAAAGAAATCAGAAAGAGAAATATTAAAAACAAGAAAGCTTTATAAAGCAGGGAAACTTACTCCCAAAATGATGGACGCTATAAGCAGAAAGAGAGTTGCAAGTGGCAAAAAGAAAAAAAGGTAGAGTAAGTGGTATGGCTTCTGTTATTAAGAAGTATGCCAACAGGGGTTTTAGTCCTGCTACTTTAAGAAAAGTTTACAAAAGGGGATTGGGTGCTTATTATAGTTCAGGCTCAAGACCAGGTGTATCAGCACATCAATGGGCGGCAGGTAGAGTTAGAAGTTTCGCAACAGGTAGAGGTGGTGCAAGAAAAGCAGACGCAGACTTAATAAGAGGAAAAAGAAAAAGATGAGTTTTATTAATGCAAACTATCAAGCAAAATTATCTCCAACTATTACTGAAAATTGGATAGTTCAGATATTTAAAAATACAGCTTCAAGTGTTTTAACAACATCATCAACTGAATCTGATTTTTTAAGATTTAGCTTTGCGGAAACTACATATAATAGTTTACCATACTATCCCGCAATATTAAATAAACCCAATGTAAATTACTCGTTAGATTTAAAATCGTTTACTACGAGAACAGGGAATATTACTTTAAATTTAGCAAATATTGATATTGACGGAACTACATTATTAGAGCAATTAGGAACTTCTTTTTTAAATGGGCACGTAAACGTATTATCTCAAATAGATAATGATAACACTGCAAATAACGCATTACAAATATTTAGTGGAAAAATATCGCACTTCGCATACAGAAATAATATGATAGTTTTAAGTGTGATATCTAATCGACCATTTCAAAACGTTGATATACCACAAAATAAAACGACTGGAGATGTCGCACAAAAAATACAACCCTTAGTCTATGGCGATTATACAGCCAACACCCCATCGGGCTTTTCAAGTGGGAGTGATGTATTTCCAGTCAAATTTTTAAAGTCGGTTGGTAAACAACTGCATTATATCGTTCCTAATACTGAAAATATGACAGGTGGCGACCAAGCTAATAGATTAGAATTTTATGATAAGCAGGCTAATCGTTTTGTTCCTTTGACTGATAGCACTACAACAGAAGTTGTTGTTGATAATGTTCATACTTTATCCGTAGCATCAGAATTAAAAAGGGTTTATAATTTATTGCCTGATAGTATTGAAAGCGTAGCAGGAGCTTCGGGGCAAGTTTTTAAAAGCCCTAATGTAACGCAAACAGGAAACGTAGCAAGTATGTTTAGCGGTGTTGAAACTGATAATTGCACTTTCTCACATACAGCAGGCGGTGCGATAACAGCTGTTCTAAGAGTTCCAGAACAAACAGGTAAAATAAGTATATTGAAAGTTTATGTTAAAGGAACAATGACTATAAGCTTTGATGATACTCCCGATAATGCAGGCGGTTTGTTTTGTAATATTAACACATCAGTCAGTAGTGATAAAGCAAGCACAAGTGGAGATATAGAATTAATTGGAGAAAATAATTCTCAAACGGGAGATGGACCATCACAAGTTAATGATACAGACGGAACATTAGTCAATGGTGCAGTTATAACAAGTTTATTAGATAATAACACTATGCCCGATAAACTTTATTTAACTTTTGATTTTAGAGATAGCGGAAATGAACAAGCAGGACAAATAGATAATTTTAACCTTGTAATTAAAAATATATATTTAGAAGTAGAAAATAAAAACGATACAACAAACGAGCCTATCGCATCTACTACATTAAGTTCAGAACAAGATAATTTGTATTTAGCTAATGATTGTATCACGGGAACTTTTACAGGACACTCAGGAACAAACGATAATTTGAACAACCCTGTATCAATACATAGAGAATTAATTAAAAAGTTTTTAAGCTTTGATTTAAGTGATGATTCAGACAATGTTAATTCAGGGTATAAAAGTGTAGCAGATTTAAGAGATAGTTCAAGCAGTCATCATTGGAACACAAGATTAAAAGTCTATGAACAAGATTCATTAGAAAAAATTCTTAACGAATTACAATATGAGGGTTGCTTCTTTTTTGAATATAACCCGCAAGCACAACAAACAGGTATTACAGGAACTTCTTCTTTGAGGTATTTTACTATACCTAACAGCCCTAACGCTAATGTTGATTTATCTCAAAACGATATATCAAATTATGAATTAAGTATAACGCCAACGCAAGATTTAGAAACCAATGTAGTTGTAAATTTTAAACGACACCCCGTAGAAAATAGATATTTAGAAACTACTTCTTATGAAGCTTCTACTTCTGATAATCAAAACATATCACATAGCGTGGTATTTGATAACACTTCAAGACAAAAACAAGAAATTAATTTAGAACACTTAATAGACAAAGTAGCTAAGGTATCAGGAAGTAGAAATAATAGTTGGTTAAATTTTAGAAAAAGTTTATTCGGAGAATATAAAACTAATGTAAGTGCTACACTAATAAACCCAGAAAAATACGGATTATTGCAAGTAGGCGATTTTTTAGATTTTGGGGAAATATTATTTAGTGAGTTGGGAGAGCCGTTCAGTTCTATTTCTGATACGTTTGATAGTTTCGTTGCGATGCCTACAAGATTGTTTAACGAAGCTTGGAGTGGTAAAAAGTTTATAATAACAAATTTGAAACGAACTGTAGGAAAAGTTTCAGTTCAATGTAGAGAGGTATAAATGGCAAGTTTTTTTATTT